GTTGATAGAAAGTTTTGATGCTAAACTAAGAAAGTTTCCACACCTATGAATAACCTATATAATATAACTTAACAAAACTTTAAGGTTCCAATGTCAGAGTTTCAGATGGCTTTGTTATTTCCTTTTCTTCCTTTTTTGGTGCTTATTGTTCTTGAGATAATGCTTCCTAATGATGATAATGATAATGATGATGACTTTGATGGTGGTGTTATGACACCTGTCTATGCGTCCAATCCATCTTGACTTGACAAAGAATAAAATTTACTATATAATTCTGTTGTAAATCTTTAGTGAAAAATGATTCGCAAATTTTCAGCTTTAGCAGTTGCTTCTGCTCTGGCTTTATCTATTCCTGGTTCTTCAAATGCTGGAGTAGATACTAAACCTACAAAAGAAGTAAAAGATAATATATGGTTGTATGATAGTAGTAAAAATGATGAGCAAGTGTGGAAGTGTATTGGATGTAATACAGCAGAAGACTTTACGTTATCATATTTGCAGGACAATACCTCAATCAAAGATAAGATTGCTCTTGCTACTATAATGGGTAACATTAAACAGGAGAGTATGTTTAATGCCAATATTTGTGAGGGAGGAGCAAGAGTTCCTTATCACAAATGTTATAGTGGTGGGTATGGATTGATTCAATGGACTACTACAGCACGTTATAATGGTCTTGGATCTTTCTGTAATAAGTATGGTTGTGATCCTAGTTCATTAGAAGGTCAAGTGCGTTACATGATTAATGAAAATGGGTTCCAAAAGAATCTTTCTATTTTTGAAGCACCAGGAAGAACTATCAACTATTATATGAATGCTGCTTATAGTTGGTTGGGATGGGGTATTCACGGTTATAGAACACATTATACGCATCAGTATGTAAGTAAATTGGTTCTTAAGTGAAGTGACTAATCTAGAAGTTATAGAAGATTGGAGATATTCTGATTCTAGAATGAATCTTCGGCGTGAGGCTTTGAGTATCCTTATGAAGAATTTTGGATACCAATTGGATCAATATGGAAACTCTGAATATTCCAATCAGTCAATGTATGAATGTGCTCACGATTGGGTTTCTCAAGGAAATTGTAGTTGTCTTGGGATTAAGGAACAGTTTAAAAAATACTACATATAATACACGTTAAAAATTAAAATGCAAAAATTTGTAAATGTCGTTGCACTGTCGTCTGGTATTGTATCTCTTGCCGTTGTTATCAGTGGCGTATACGTATATGTCAACAAGGATTCCATTGTTGACGGTGTTAAACAACAAGTTATGGATGCTGTTACTGGATCGCTTGGAGACCTTGGCGGATTGGCTGGCGGTTTTGGTGGGGGCGCATTAATCCCTGAAGGTGATGCTGGCATTGCTGGTGCTGGTATTGGTGGTGCCGCTTCTGGTGGCGCTGGTGTTTCTGCTCCTCCTGTAGTTCCTTCATTCTGAGTAAGTAGATGAAAAAATTAATTGCGGCACTTATATTGTCTCTGAGTGCTTGTGGGGGAACTCCTGCATCCGCATATGAACTGGAGATTGAAGATTACTTCACTAATGGTTCAATGGGTTGCATGATGATGAGAGAATGCACTAAGGATGTTAAGGAAGTTAAATCCATTAAGGATATTGAGGATTATCAAAGGAAAGATCATTCCCCTATTGCTAATGAATTTAATGATGTTCTTAAAGCAGTAAATGATGTCGGTATTAATGTTTATATTGCACCGATGGAATATTTTTTAATAGGAACTCGTGGTGTATATTATACTGATGGAAATAATATCTTTTTAAATGCTGATATGGTTGAAAGAAGTACCTCCCTCATTTCTACTTTCAGGCATGAAGGATGGCACGCAGTTCAGGATTGTATGGCTGGAGACATTAAGAATTCCTTTATTGCTATTGTGTATCCACAAGATAAAGTTCCCAAATATCTTCAGGCATTAGCTGAGAATACTTATACCGCAACTACCGCAACAGATAAAGTTTCATCTGTTATATGGGAGAAGGAAGCATATTGGATGGGGCATACTGAGGGTGCAACAATTAAAGCACTTAAAGCATGTAAGGCAGGTAATATGTGGGAAGAATATCCCCCTACTCCGTTGACTAGAGAATTTCTTGTTGAGAAGGGATATATCAAAGAGTGATATCTATAATTGTCCAGGATCCACTTACTTGGGATAATATTAAAGTTCCCCCTGCAATAGTAAGATACTGTGCTGACTGGACAAAGGAAGACCCTTATAAGAAGAATACTGCTGATGTGGAACTTGAATTGTTAGATTGTTATTGGTTTAAGATGGGGTATTATAATGACGAAGGGTTGCTGAATATTACTCCCATTCCAGTGATACCTTTTTATAAATAGCATTAGCTTGTTTGCTGTAATCTAATGCCTGATGAAGTAAAGGAACCAGTTAAAGGATATAATCAGGAACCTGTAAAGAAAGAAAAGAAGAAAGGTATTTTAGGTAAGTTGAAGGAAGGTTTGGAAGACCGCGAAGAGCAGATGGCTATCCTATCAACCTTTGTAAGACTTGGTATTCTTATATGGTCTGGTGGTATTCTTACTCTTGCTTATATTAAACTACCTCCTGCTTTAGGTATACCAGAGCAGAAATTGGACCCGACTTTCATAGCTTCAGTTTTCACTGGAGTTTTAGCTAGCTTCGGAGTTCAGACAGCCAAGAAGAGTGGTGATGGAACTATGAAGATGGATAAGAATGGTAAACCTATTGGTGGTGGATATTCTATTACTAAGGAAGACTTGGAAAGATTGATTACTGCTGCATCAAATACTGCACCTACTCAAACAATTAGAATTGAGCAAGCACCACTTAAGATTAGTGTTGATGGTGGTGAACCTCCTGTAAAACCTACCATTTAATGTTATGAATAAGTGGTTTGCGATATCTTTGGGTGCTATACTGGGGATAACTCATATAGGTATGATAGGATTAATAGCAAACCGCAAATCAATGCCTGTTATTAATCTTCCTACCAGTGATTATACATCTTATAATGTAGAAGCAACTGAGGATGGATATACTATTCAATACCAGGCAAATGATCCTAAGGTGATGGAGGTTAATAAGGATATCTCAAGACCTGCCGGGTTTCTTGGGTTTGGAAGAGCAGAAGTGCGAACCAAAGAGCAATACACGATGGAGGGGGCTAGGCACCTGGAGAGTAAACAAGGGGGAAAGTTGTCTGCCGCCCAAGTCGAATGTATCAAGGCGGCCGGTGGTGGAGAATCGACCGGCCAGCTTGTGGGGGGTAGTATTGGTGCTAGTGTTGCTACTACTCTTACCTCTATTCCTTATGTTGGTTGGGTTCTTGCCGGTGCTGCTACGGTAATGGGCATGGAACAAGGAGGAGAAATAGGAGGACAAATGGCTATGGATTTTGCAGAGTGTGAGGATATAGATAGTATGGAGAATGATGAATGAAAAGGATAATTAATTTAATTATTAGATGGTTAGATTTAGATCACGAAGAACCTTGGAGGGAAAACGATGAACAAAGTTAAAGCAGGATTCGACAAATTAGTTGAATGGGATAAGAACTTACTTAAGAAGTTCCAAGATAAGTTTGGACTTTCTGATTATCAAGTAGTGTGTATTTCATTTGCTAAAGGATTTATTATTGGAGCAATTCTATTATAATGAAGAAGTTTATTCTTCCTTCTTTGGTGTCGGTGATGTTACTGGTTCCACAACCATCTTTCGCTTCATCTAGACGATATTCATTTAACGAACTGTGGCATTATACTATTGCACCAGGATTGTATTCAATTGGACTCGTTACAGTTATGATAACAGCAATGCATCTCACACTACCCACACGATATAGAGGTGAAGGAAATAGACGCCAATACCCATAGGTATGGAAACACACACATTAGTAGGACATAATACCTAAAATGTGATAAGATTTAGATAAATATTTGAAATTCAGGCTACGAAAATGAGTCACTATACCGTCAGCTATTTGGATGAGTCCAGGCAACATAAAGAGATCTGTGCATATGCTCAAGACTCTTGGGACGCTAGAAATGTTGCAGTAAATGACGTACCATATCTCCAGCAACATCC